GGAAAAACTCGATGACAAGATTGGTGGCTTATATAAAACGGTCATCACTTGCGCGTTTGCACCTAGTCTGTTTGTTATCGCTATTATCAAACTTCTCTAACGCTCAAGAGGAACAAGCTGCTACGGTTGGTGACTTCGGTTCTAACAACCAGCAGAGTGCCGAGAGCATTGACAACAGGACGACTACGACCGTTACTCAAGAGGGTGCTGTAGTCAATACGGCTGTAGCCCCTAGCTCACCTGCGTACAATCAGGACGTTTGTGTGTTCTCTGGTGGTGCTGGCGTACAGACTCAGATGTTTGGGCTTGCGATTGGAAGCCCCATTCGCGATAATAACTGCGAGCTATTGAAGCTCAGTAAGCAGCTACAGGCATTAGGCTTGAAAGTGGGGGCTGTCTCTGTAATGTGCCAAGATCACCGAGTATGGTGGGCATTATATGAATCGGGTACACCCTGCCCCACAAACCAAGGACTAATAGGTCAAGATGCGTACACTTTCTACAAAAATCGCCCTGATGCTGTCCCTGATCGCCCTGTCGTTTACCGCGAAAAGCCAGACAGAGCTTCAAGATCACACAGCCGCCATAAACTCCCTCATCGGAAGTGAGGCTAACAATTTCATCTCGCAAATGGCTGAAAATATGGTCACTGGTGCTAGTGTTATCGTTGACCCCGACACTGGTAAGCAATACCACGTTACTCAACAGCAGCTTGATGCCTTTAATGCTGCCTATGATCTTGCCCTACAACAATCCACTCAAGAGCACCTTACTGGTCTGTTAATACAAGACCAGATAATTGGTCAGCAAGTCGAGTTTGAGAATCAAAAGAATGCAATGATAGAGGAAGCGGAGCAAATGGCTGCCGTTACCGCTATCGCTGCCGAAATAGAAGTTGCCGATGAATCAACTAAGATCGGTATGGAAAAGTATGCCACTGATAACGACCTACGCTCAATCAAACAAGAAACCCGCGATAACTACGCAGCCAGTATAGAAGGAATGGTTGTGGCTAGTCGTACAAAAAATATGCTTGAACAGTATGCAGGGGCGATAATTGAATCAACGACCTTTGTCACACAGGCTTCTGGTACTGTTCAAGCATTCTATGACTCCGCATCTGTACAAATAGACCAGATGTATTTAAACCAACTTAACGTAGCTTGGGCTGGTGAAATAGTAGGCGTAGAGAATGAGTTTTGGCTAGTAAATACAAATATGCAGGGTGAGTTCTACCCTGACCACAATATAGAGATGTTACCGTAATGAAAGCAGAACAAATAAGCACTTGGATTGGAATCGCTACTGCCTTTGCTGGCGTTGTAGCTTCATTTGTCACAATGGAAACAAAGCTAGAAGCCCTAGAGGGTAAGATGGCTGAGATTTATAATGTCGAAGAAATACGCAGCCTAGAGAAGCGTTTGACAACCCTAGAGGTTACGCAGTCTAATAGCGACATAGGACATATCCAAGCAACCATAGCGACAATTGAGGGGAATATAAAAAATGTTGAAACAAAGATTAGTGGAATCAAAGAAACGGATACAAGTGAAATTCAAAGCGGCGTTCGCGTCAATAAAAGCCGAATACGCGATATGGAAAGCAAAATTGAAAGGATTATTGATAAGATTGAAAGAAGCAGTAAAAATCCGTTAGGTTAATACTATGGCTACTAAAGACCCAAGATTGACTAAGAATCGCTTAGAAGGTTTTAACAAACCAAAGCGCACTCCTAATCACCCAACTAAATCTCACGTTGTACTTGCTAAAACAGGAAGTGAGACTAAACTTATTAGATTCGGTGAGCAAGGCGCTAAAACTGCTGGCGCACCTAAGAAGGGTGAGTCAGATAAGATGAAAGCTAAACGAGCTTCATTCAAAGCCCGACACGCTAAGAATATAGCCAAGGGTAAGATGAGTGCAGCTTACTGGGCTGACAAGGTTAAATGGTAGCAATCCCAAAGGGGGATATATGGATAAGAAGCTATTAGATTACTGTACTACGGACAAGCAGCGCGAAGTAATAAAGTTATATCTCGAAGGCGTATCAGAGCATAAAAGCGCAGCAAAGCTAGGCGTATCAAGGTCTTGCATTCAATCACACAAGCGCATAGTGATAGTAAGGGCAGCAGGGCAGGGTTACTCACCTAGCCACGATATGATTCACACTGCTCCAAGCACCCACCTAGTTAAAGGCACTTCAACTCTCTATTCAGAAGATGGTCAGGTCAAAGCCCAGTGGGTAAAGACCAATCTCAAACAAGAAGATCAGATACAAAGCATTAAAAACGCCCTCGATGAGTTCCTCGAAGACCACAAAAACAAATCTCCTAAGATACCTAAACCAAAGAAAAAGCTAAAAGATCAAGAGCTTGCTGTAGTCAATATCGGTGATGCTCACTTTGGTATGCTGGCTCACGATGACATCTCTGGTGATAATTACGACTGTAAGATTGCGGCAGACAGGCACAAGCAGGTATTCTTGAGATTAATGAACAATGCGCCTGAGTGCGACACAATCGTCATAAATCAGCTAGGAGACTATTACCACGCCGACACTTACACAGGAACGACCACTAAAGGCACTCCACTGGACACTGACGGACGCTTAGAGCACGTTTTCTTAATAGGGCTTGAGGTTATGTCGTTTATCGTAGAGGAGGCTCTAAAGCGTTTTAACAAGGTTATAGTGCGTCACTGTCGCGGAAATCACGATGCGATTACCTCTATGGCGCTCAAGGCTCAACAACAAGCCTATTGGCGCAACAATAAAAGAGTTACAATAGAAATGTCACCTGCTGTATGCTGGGTGTACCAACACGGCAAAACAGCCTTTATGGTTACTCACGGTGACACTATTAAACACGCTAAAATGGCTGAGTATTTTGCAGCCAGATACCCAGAGGAGTGGGGGGCAAGTACACATAGAATGTGTTGGCACGGCCACATCCACAGTAAGCAAATTAGCCGCGAGACTTATGGGCAAACAGTAACCGAGAGCTTTGCAGGTTTACCGCCCAGCGATGCTTGGCACGATTCAAGTGGTTATGTAAGTGGTCAATCAATGTGCTTACTAGTCTTAGATAAAGAGAAAGGTGAGGTAAGACGGTCAACTGAGAGGTTATAATGTCCGATGTCAAAGATTTAACACAGCATAATAACTATAGCTACCGAAATGCAGCTACAGATGACTTCTATAACGATATAATTGCTCTAATTGACGAATACGCAGAGCAAGGACTATTAACCTACGGTGAGATTGTAGGCGCTATGGAATGGGCTAAAACAACACTTATCATAAGTAACACTGAGATAGAGGAGATAGAGTAATGCCATCAGGTAAAGGTACATACGGTAAGAAAGTAGGGCGACCACCAGCTAAGAAAAAAACTGGTAGCAAACCAATGAAGAAGGCTAAAAAGAAATGAATTTTGGAGCGATTAAGGGGATTATTGGTGCTGTTGCGCCTGTTCTTGGCACTGCGCTAGGTAGCCCTTTAGGTGGTGCTGCTGCATCTGCTATTGCTAAGGCTTTAGGTTGTAGTAATGACCCTAAAAGTATTGAAAAGGCGTTACAAACTGCGTCACCAGAGCAACTTGTCGAAGTTAAAAAAGCGGAGCTTGATTTTGAAACTAAAATGGCAGAGCTGGATGTTGACATCTTTGCACTGGAAGCGAAAGATATACAAGACGCAAGAAAAGCCCACAAAGGCGATTGGACACCTAGAATTGTTGCCCTTATTTCCCTTGTTGGTTTTGTGGGTTATATCTTTCTTGTTACTATTCAGCCTCCTGACGCTAATAGCGATACTATTGTTAGCCTTGTTTTAGGTTATATGGGCGGTGTTGTTTCGGCAATTACTTCATTTTACTTTGGCGCAAGTCACAAAAAAGAAGATTCCTAATTTTTGGGAGCTTTTCTATTAGATTTTGGGAGCTTTTCCATTGATTAATAAAGAACGACTAACTAAACAATTAATAATTCACGAAGGTTTAAAGTTAGAGCCTTACAAGTGTACTGCTGATAAATTGACTATCGGTGTCGGTCGCAACCTCGATGACGTAGGAATATCAAAAGAGGAAGCCACCTACCTGTTAGAGAATGATATTGCTCGCGTAGCTGGGCAGTGCTGGTCTAACTTTGAGTGGTTTGCTGAATTGTCGCCAGAGCGTAAAGAGGCGATCATCAACCTAGTATTTAATATGGGGTTGTCGAAGTTTAAGCAATTTAAAAAGACCATCGCTTACATTGAGGAAGGTGCATTCGATTTAGCGGGAAGTGAGTTACTTAATAGCCGATACGCCGACCAAGTAGGTCAGCGAGCTATTGATGTTGCTAATCAGTTGGCTGGCAGTTCAGAAAAGTAAACTGGTCTATACTGTAATGCGCCATAGGCTGTATATCATCGGGTCTGCCTCGATCTGTACGGCCTTCCACGGTTATCTTGTCGGGCTTACTGTCTAAGCTCACCCATCCTATTCTATCGTTCCACTCGACCATAAAGAATGACGGGTAGCCGAACCTGAGCATATCCTTAGCCTTAATTATTTTATTGAATGGAATGATTGTTGTTGGGAATTTATCGTAGTGGAAGTGTCGCTTCTTAACTTCAACAAAGCCGACTATCTGACCTTTACGCAACATAGCGAAGTCTAGAACGTAATGCGGCGGGATTTTCTTTGCTTGGCACTTCCAAGCCTTACAGGCGTGAGCGATTATTCTATCTTCGTTAGGGTCGTCTTTATAGTGGCTGGCGTATCTCATTTAGTACGATACTCCGCGAAATCTTCCCATATGTAAGAGTCAATCTTAATCATCGCGTCATCAATTAACTTCTTCTTTTCTGTCACACTATCGCACTGGTACGCCATATAAAGTAAGAACCTGACCTCGCAAATATCTTTATAACTTTCGCATCTATCTCTATTGGTTGGTTTCATCTTTTAATCTCCCAAATTCACCCATTGATTCAAGTAATAAACCTTTTTGTGCTGCGAACGCTTGAAACCACTCCATAAACATAAACATCTCGCCCTTGTCGTATCTACTGGTAGACCTTAAAACAAAAGCCGATACACCAGTATCTATATTAGTCACGCGCTGACATAGCCAGTCGTACTTCATATCACCGTAACAGGCTTGTTTGACAAGTAACTTAATAGAATCGGTATCGTCTTGAGTGATCTTCTTGAGGGGCTTATTAAGGCGCATTGCTGCGTACTCTCTAAACCATATGTGGAGTAAAGCATTTTGTGACAGCGACCTGTCTTTAACTTGCTTAATGGTGACTTTGAATAAGCCACCACCTTGCAGAGTCTCATCTAAATAGCTAACAAAATCATCAACAGTATCTTGGTTAGCTGGGTTAATTATAAATTCACGCACCTTTACGCACCTTCTTTGCTTTGCGTTTATAGTGGCGGTCATTTAACTTTCTAAAAATGACATCACCGCAGTACAGGTCATAACAGATATTCTTTTTGTTATCTGCAACTCTGCACAATTGGTCTTCGGTAAATCCATTCCTTAGTGCAAACATAACAAGAGTCCCATAGGCGTTTAACCTATGGAAATCTCTGATGTTATCTCTGACTTCAGACAGCCTCATTTTTTCACCAAACATTGAGGTTTGTATTTTCCAAGGGTCAAACTTATCGCCTGTCCCCAAAGAATCAACTCGCAAATCGCCATACATTCCAGCGGGTGCGCCTGTAATACCTGTTGTTGCCTGAGCTGTATATTTCATAACTAATCCCTAAAATGGAATATCATCATCAAAGTCAATCGGTGCTGCCTGAGCTGGCTGCGTTTCCTGTGGCACTTGCTGCATAGTTTGAGCCTTCACTTCATCTACTGCTTTGAAGCTAAACTTAACCGAGGGCGCTTTTGGATTGCCGTTAGGGTCGCGCTTCCAACCTGAAACATAATACTCAACCCCGCCTACCATCGCCTTACCAGTGAAATGAGGGTGCTTATCAGAAGCTCGGTCTTTAGCTGGCCATAGTGCGCCTTTGTTATTGTCATCGTATTGCATAGTTATACTCTCTTTAGTTGGTTTAAAAAAATTGTTTTTTAAGGTGTATACCTATTTGTATACAGTAAAACATAAACCGTATACCTAAATGTATACTTTAAAGTGCTGGTTGCTAGGTAACGCTGACCAGCAGCAGCGCAAGGAAGTGCTGCCTAGCTGCGATTACGTCTAAATAAAGGGCTTTCCTGCTCAGGTATAAACCATTGAGCAACCTTTACTTTTGCGTCCCATCGGTTATATACACCAACCATTCTTGTCTCTACGGGTATTCCGTCTGCCCTTAGTTCTGATATTCGTGCGGTCGGATTCATAATACCTAAATCGCTCAGAGCCTCTAATCTTGTTAGAGTCTTACCTGATTCTAAGTGGTCTTTTATCAAGTCGTACTGGCTTGGATTATTCATTAATGTAACTCCCTTGTTAGATCAATAATTGAGTTTCTAAGATTTAAAAATATCTCACCTAATGCTTTTAGGTCGTCTTTATCACCAACATCAAAAATACTTGTCGTCTGGTCGGTTGATATTAATAAAAAATACGACTCACCATCAGGTGCTTGCTTTATTGCGATCATAAGATCGCCTTCCTGTATTACTTCTTCGCTCAAGTCTCGCCTCCTCTTTTTTTTCTTTTTTCTTACCAAAAATGGCATCGAAGTTATTGTTAAATTTATCTCGATCATAAGGGCGTTGATCAATCCCTTTAGTACCCATTACCAACTAACCCCAAACCAAATGCCGATGCCGTGGATAATTCCTACAGGGAACATAAACGCGCCAGCAATTAATAACAGATACTTAGCGTGGATAAGACAGTGGATAATGTGTGTAAGCCACGCGCCTACTGAAACAAACATAAGTGCTAGTGCAATATAAACAGAATTTTCTTCGCTCATCTTACTCTCCTTAAATAAATAAATGTTTTACTAAAATTAAAAAACCGAAACCAAGTATTACCAACGTAATTACTTCAAACCAATG